GCAAAACTTTGAAGTTAATAAGGAAGGTGGTTATTCTAAGATACTAGGATACTCGAAGTATAGTTCTACTGAAGTTCCAGGTTCCGGTCCTATCTTAGCACTTAAAGTCATAAGCTCTGCAAGAATAGTTGCCGCACGTAAAAACGCTAGTAACCTAACAGAATATTATTACAGCACTGGATCATCTTGGACAAGTATGGCTTCTAGTGTGGGTGCTAACGGTGGCAAGGCTAGAAGTGTATTATATAACTTAGATGGTGATGATAAAGTTATATTTGTTGATGGTACTAATTATCCTGCAATATATAATACATCAGGTAATTCTGTTACCTTTCTATCGGCCTCAAACAGTACAGCGATAAGCGCCACACAACACGTAGCTATATTTAAAAACACAGCTTTCTATGCTAAAGATAATGTTATTACTTTTACTGCCCCCTTTACTGTAGATGATTTTAATACAGCAAACGGTGCAGGGTCTATAAATGTAGCAAATGACATTACAGGGTTAGTAGTATTTCGTGACCAACTTATTATCTTTACAGAAGATAGTATTAAAAGATTAACAGGTAATACTTCAGCAGACTTTACTGTTTCCCCTATAACGGATCGCATGGGTTGTATTAATGGAGATACGATTCAAGAAGTAGGTGGAGACATTATGTATCTTGCACCTGATGGTATTAGACTATTAAGTGCCACAGAAAGAATAGGTGACTTTGGTTTAGGTGTAACCTCAGATAAGATATTCAAAGATGTTAGTACCTTTATAAACCAGACATCTAATTTTGCTTCTGTAGTATTAAGGGAAAAGGCACAGTACAGAATATTTGCATACACAGAGTCTGAAACAAAAGATACCGCTAAAGGTCTAATAGCAACTAAATTTATATCTCAAGGGGCAGATGGTCTTAACTGGTCTACAACCACAGGAATAAAAGCGAGCATAGCAGATAGTAGATATACCTCTACACTAGAGACAGTAGCCTTTGCTAATGAGGATGGCTATGTTTATACTATGGAAAGTGGGTCAACGTTTGACGGCTCTACTATTAAGGCAATTTATGAATCTCCATTTATGCCAATAACTGATCCACAAGTACGTAAAACTTTTTATAAACTTACTTTATATGTAGAACCCTCTGCTAGTATGAACTTAACATTAAATATAAAATATGACTTTGATTCATCTACAGATACCAAAGTAGTACAACCTTCAACGCAACAAATAACAGGAACAGGTTCTTCCGTATTTTTCTTTGGCGCTTCTAATTCTATATTTAACACCTCAACCTTTGGGGGTGAGTTAGATAAAGTATATAATACTAATATAATAGGATCAGGTAAGACAATATCTTTAAGAATAGAAGATGCTACAACAAACCCAACTTTTACACTTGACACTGCTTTATTAGAGTTCAGTCAAGAAGATAGACAGTAAGGAAACAGCATGGCAGGTTACACCAGACAAGACACGGCGAACAACATTGCCAATGGTAACGTTATTGACGCAGATGATTTTGACGCAGAATATAATGCATTAGAGGGTGCCTTTAATGCTTCAACAGGTCACAGGCATGATGGCACTGCAGGTGAGGGTGCTCCTATTACTAAGGTTGGACCTAGCCAAGACCTTGTTGTATCCGCTACAGATGTACAACCTAAAACAACTAACACCCTTGATCTAGGTACATCTGGCGTACAGTTTAAGGATGGCTTTTTTGATGGTACTTTAAATGCTGATGCAATCACTATAGGTGAGAATGGTTATTTAAGCTTAGCAGATAACGAGATTGATGTATCCTCTGGGGATCTTACCTTAGATGTTGCAGGTAATCTAATTGTTGATGCTGAAGGTGATATTACTCTTGATGCCAACGGCGGTGATATACTCCTTAAGGATGATGGTACTACTTTTGGTGGTATATCAAACTCTTCAGGACAAACGGTAATTAAATCTGGGTCTACCCCTACTACAGCTATTACATTCTCTGATGCAGATGCTACGCTTGCAGGTAATGCTATTGTATCAGGTACGTTAGACGTAACAGGGGCTGTTAACTTTAACAACACTACAGCAAGTACATCTAATACTACAGGTGCTGTTATTGTTGATGGTGGCATGGGTGTGGCTGGTGCTGTAAACATTGGTGGCGATGTAGACATAGATGGTGACCTTACTGTAACTGGATCTAGTAAGAACATCACAGGTAACTTGATTGGTGATGTGAAGAGTACAAACGGTACTAGTGTTCTTGATAGCGGGACTGACGGAACAAATGCAAGCTTTACAGGGTCGGTAACAGGTAACGCATCTACAGCTAGTGCATGGCAGACAGGTCGTGATTTTGCCTTAACAGGAGATGTCGCTGGTTCTGTAACAGGTGTAGACGGGTCTGGTAATGTATCAATAGCAACTACAATACAGGCAAACTCTGTTGCGCTGGGTACTGATACCACAGGTAATTATGTAAGTAGCTTGGTTGCTGGTACAGGTGTTACTCTTACTAATAACTCAGGAGAGGGCGCTACACCTACTGTTGCCATTGGTCAAGCTGTGGCTACAAACTCAAACGTAACCTTTAACAACATCACTGCTTCTGGTAATCTTACAGTAAACGGCACGACTACTACAGTTGATACTACTAACACCACTGTAGCAGATAGCCTTATTGAGCTAGGTACGGGTACATCAGGTACACCTGCCAATGATGCTGGTATTGTTATTGAACGTGGTGATAGTGATAATGCCTTTATTGGTTGGGATGAAAGTGCAGATAAATTTACTGTAGGTACAGGTACATTTACGGGTGCATCTACAGGTGATCTTGCTATTACTAAAGGGACACTTGTAGCTGATTTAGAAGGTGACGTAACTGGTGATGTCACAGGTAATGTCACAGGTAATGTCACAGGTACTGTATCTAGTATTTCTAATCACGACACAGATAGTTTAAGTGAAGGTAGCACTAACCAATACTTTACTACCGCTAGAGCAAGGTCATCTGTTTCTGCAGGTAATGGTATTAGCTACGATAGTTCAACAGGTGTAATATCCGCAAATGCTTCTGATAGTATAGGGACTACAGACTTAGAAGTATCCTCCAGTCTTAAGCTGACTGAAGGTGCATCTGATTGGGTTTTTGAAGTAGACGCAAGTAACAATCTTGTAATTAAGTATGGTACAACCACAGTATTAAAACTAACTACTGCAGGAGCACTGACAGTAGCAGATGATGTAACAGCATTTGGTACTTTATAATGGCGCTTCAAAGTAGTGGAACAATCAGGTTATCTAACATTCAAACTGAGTTTGGTGGAACTAATCCAATCTCTATGTCTGAATACTATAGAGGTGGCTCCTATGTTACAGATAACAACACAGGAGTGCCTACATCAGGTTCAATAGACCTATCTGACTTTTATGGTACTGTTAATATATTTACTTTTAATATTACTTCAAATACAGAAAATGCAAATGTAGCTACTCTTGCTACAGCAGCAGGATGGGACGGATCACAACCTTTAATATGTAATATTAATTCAGGTGTTTATGTGTGGTCTGATTCTACATCTTCTGCTGGACTAATTATCTCAGGAACCTTTTCTGGTGGTCTTACCGTTAACAATTCTGGCTATATCATAGGCCGTGGTGGTAACGGGGGTAATAGGACAAATGGTTATGCTGGTGGTCCCGCCCTATCAAACGCTTCATCCAATGTAACGATTGTTAATAACAGCGGCGCATATATAGCTGGCGGCGGTGGGGGTGGAGCCTCATCGACACGAGGGGTGTCGTGTGGCGGCGGCGGTGGGGGCGCTGGCGGCGGTCAAGGTGGTGGAGGCACTGCTGGTGGTGCTATCGGTCAATCTGGGGCAACCAATGGAACCAATATGACTGCTGGCGGTGCCGGTGGTGCTGGGGGGCAATCAGATTATGATGAAGCCGCCTTTAGTGGTGGCGGCGGTGGTCGTATTTTGCCGGGAACTGGCGGCACTGCTCCCAACTACCAATATCAATTTGGAGAAAACCCAAAGACCGCTGATTATGGCGGCAATGGTGGCGGGTACAATTCGGCGGCGACTGCTGGTAGTTTTTCGGCTGGCTCTGGGGGCGGCTTTTGGGGCCAAGCTGGGGCAAGCGGTGGCGGGAAATCTGGTGGCGCTGCGGGGGCAGCTATATCAGGAACGTCTGTATCGCTCACTAACAACGGCACAATTTACGGAACTACAGTATAATGGATATGGATACTATTTGGAATGTAGGGCTTACCGCCGCCTTAGCTGTAGCTGGATTTCTAGCTAGAGGTTTGTTTATGGAAGTGCAACGATTACAGTTACTACTTAATAAGACCCGTGAAGAAGTAGCTAAAGAGTATGTTACTAAAACAGAAGTATCATCAAACATTAATAGAATATTAGACAAGATTGATGCATTAGATGCTAAGTTAGATCAAGTCCTTTTGGATGGTAGGAAGTA